GGGTTAATTAACGTAACAGAGTTAGGTAAATCATCTCCTCTTCCAATATGAAGTTCGTAATCTTGACCTTCTTTATATCTAGAAGCTAAATAATTAACAGCTGATTCGATATTGTCTAGATCAAATCCAAAAGTGAATAGACTATCATCTGTAAATCCAGCTTCACTTAGGTGCTTAGCTTTTGCTGCAGCGAAATCTCCTTTATATAGTTGGTTAACAATCTTACGTCCTAGTGCTTCTAATTGATCTAAAGTTAATGTGTGTTGTTTTTTAAATCCTGCAAGGTATGCTTTTCCAATATCTCCATATTCTGCGGGATCTATTGCGTTTTCATTTGCACTTGTATCTACTTGTCTATCATCATAGCGAACTGCTTTACCTTTTCTAGCTTTCTCTATAGCGTTATCTATTTTGTTTAGTACATCTCCATACTTGTCAGATATTGGTCCTCCTTGCGGTTCTGCCTCTTGCTCCATGTCTCTCATCACTTGATCTCTTTTAGCTTCAAGTTTATCTATGATTGCTTTTACTTTAGGAGAGTTACCAGATACTTTTTCCCAATTTGGGTTACGAGTAGGTTTGGTATTCTTTTTAATTTTATCTAATTTTTTCATGTCTCTGCCATGTTGATTAATCACTCTAGTTTTCATAGCCCAGTCGCTATTATCTGCTGCTTCATCCACTTCTACTGACTGATCTGCTAATTCAATATCGTTTGCTCTTAAGTCCATAACTACATCATATAAAAATGCTTCTGGATCTTCTTCTGTTTCTTGGTAAAATTCTGAGTCTTTATTTTCTGAGTCATCGTACATGTCGTCGAAGCCTGCTTGATGCTTAAAAATAAAGTATATGATTGTATTCCCAGCTCCATCGTCATCTACTACATCCATTTTAACGTAAGTTGGATCAACATTTTGATCTAAGATAGCCATAGCCTTCCTATAATCACGTGATTTTACTTTTATGTAGTGGTTTTTACCTCCTTCTCCTTCTCGTAATCTTTCTCCTTCTTCTAAATTATGGTCTTCAATCTCTACCTTTGCAAATTCTAATGCTTCTTGTGCTCCTATTGCAGTTTCTTCATCTTTAAATATATAATAGTTGCTGCCGTCAGTTTCAAATTGATTTCTAAATGAATCATATAGAACTTCTAGAGCTACTTTTGCTGTACGAACTGAAACTTCAATGTAATAATTATCTGCTTCATTTAAGCCTTCTTCTTGTTCTGTTAATGATTGGAAGTGTTTAAGTAATTCATTAGCTAAAACGTCTACGTTAACTATTGGTTCCCCAGAAGGTTTAACTCCTACTTCAACTAGAGGCTTAGTAAACGAAAAATCAGCTAATACTAATTTATTATTTTGTATATGGAAAGAAAATACGTCTCCATGATTATTGTCTTTATAATCTACATCTACATCGAAAGACATAGCTTCTATTTCTACTGCTTTTATACTTTGTATTGCATCACCTGCTTTCTTTAAAGCAATAATAACTGCTTTACCTGTAAGCTTGGCAATTAGTTTAGTACCTGCAAGATCAAACTCTATTCCTTTGTTCTTTATAAGACGATCGTTTTCTTTTGTTAACTTAACATTCGCTCCTTTTTTGGATAGTTGCAAAGCTTCTCCTTCGTCATCGGTAAAGATGGTTCCGGATTCTTCTTCTTTAATTATGGTAAGTTTATTCTTTAGGCTTTCTTCTAATGTATGTAGTTGCTGAATAGTTGCTGCTTGAGCTGCTGGTATACTACCTCCTGCATGGACATTATTAAGGGTTTCAAGTGCTGTTTGACACTTAGTTAACCGTGTTTGTATTTCTTCGTATGTCATATTACTATTATTTCGTGGTAAAATCGAGTTTACGCTTTTATATAAATAGGTTTTTAATCCCAAATATTAACTATTGACAGTGGTAGTTTAAATACCTTTGGCAAGCTTTCGCAAAATGTGAACCTTTATCTTTAGTTCCTGCTTTAGCTTTTCGTACTTTCGTACAAGATAATTCTCCTAATCTGTTTTTTAGAATACCTGGTTTAACTGGGTCGTGCACTCCTTCAAGAGCTTGTAATGTGTTTGTATGTCCGCACTTATGACAGGTACGTGGATCTTTACCTCCGTCTTTCTTTTCCCAACTCCAAGAGCAATTTTGGCATTCTATTTTACTAGGTACACCTTCTTTTTTAAGGCGTTTTTTCATTGCCTCTTTTACTGCTTCTTTTATTATTTCTACTATAAGTTGTTTTTTCATCTATCCAATACCTTTGTGCATCATCAACATTCTGATTATTACTCCTGCAAGTATACCAAAAATTATCCAAAGTGCTTTATTAACTCCTGCTCTCCAAGACTTAAGTTCTTGGACGTCTAACATTTTCTTTTGGTATTCTTTACTGTTTCCTTGCATTTCGTGTCTGAACTCTGTGTTCTTATTAGTATTAACTACAACTCCATCATCTGGGTTAAGAAGTGTATACTTAAGGTCTGACATACTATCTTTCATGCTCTCTACGTCTTTCATTAGTTGCTTTAATTCACCATTAGGCATATTTGTTTTAATATGCTTAATTTCATTGAGAACATTCGAAAGTAATTCTTTTTGAGTCATCTTTAATATTTAATTATAGTTGGTACTATTAGCTAAGTATAAATATAACGAAAATTACTCTTCTATATGAGTTTTTAAAATTTTAACATATTCTTTAAGATCATCTTTAATCTTATCCTTATAGCTTTTAGATAATTTATTCCATCCCTCTTGATCACCATGTTCGGTTACAAAAGAAGAATCGTTCTCTAAAGACTCTAATACCCATGCTTCCATGTCTACAATAAATGTAGATATGTTTCCTGATAGCATTTTCTTTTCATACGCATCATATAGGCCAACTGTTTTTAATCCTGCTTCATAATCTATAGTACAATCAAAACAAAAGCCATGAATATAGTACATTTTTTTATCTAAACGCTTTTTCATAGCCATTTTGCATTTAGGGCATGCAATTGGAAATTTAGCTAATTCTTTTATCCCATCGAATTTAGTAATATTCTGCTTTAGGCCGTTTATTATAGTCCACTTCTTACCTGATTCTTCCCAGATATCTCCTTCTTTATGTCTTAGCGATATTTTTTTATATCCTACTTGATCCTTAGTCTTGCCTGTAAAGTCTTTATTAACTAAATTCCTTACTCTCTGTACATCGGCTTCTTTAAATTCTTTTTTTAGTAAAGTTTCTTTACTCATAACCAAGTTCTTTTAATTTTCTTATTACATCAGTGACGTTGCCATTTTTACATCTAATTGCTATTCCACCAGATGCAGTCCATTCCTCTATATTGGAAGGCTTATCGTCTATTAATATACTATTTTCATTTGCATACTTCTGCTTTGACTTAGAGTACGCAAATATTACTTTAGGGCTGGATGCTATATTATTCTTGACCCAAGTATTTTTCCCTAATCTAGATGTATTATCTCTAGATGGAGATGTAAGTAAATCAGGGTTATATTTAGATATAAAACTCCAGAGTTTTTGTCCTTCTGGCATCCAATTCATATCCGCCCAAAATCTTAATCCTATTTTTACGTCTATTAATTTCCAAAAAGCAGGAGTACCGTATTTTTTTTCATATTCTTGTGGGTGCATACCAGTAAAGTGGTCAAACCGTTCTTCGAAGTCTGTTAATACTCCATCCATATCACAATAAATCTTATACTGTGAGATGTCTTTCTTTTCTTCTTCACTTAGAAGTTCTACTAATTTTACTTTGCTCATTATAACCTTTGTTTTATGCCTAATTTAGGTAGGCGTTTATTCCATAAGATACGAATTTTCTTTCTATTTTCCAACTCTACCTCTGCTTTATTAAAGTAATCTTCAACTACATCAGTAAAAGGAGTTTTAGATTTTTTAGCTTTGAAGTACATTCCTTGTATCATAGCATCTACTTCTTTAGGTAGTTGGTAATAGTCGTCTTTATCCATCATACCCATATCAATTAAGCCTCTCACTATTGCATCATCTTCTATGTACTTACCGGGTCTAGTATTTTCACCGTCTTGAGTTAAGTGTTCTAATTCATGTCTTACTACGTCTTTTAAGTCAAAAGATATTTCTTGCCAATCAGGTTTTGTAGGAATTTGAAACTTCAAACTAATCATAGGTTGTATCTCATCTCCTTCGTTATCAAATCCAGCATTTGCTCCTCCATCTACCTTATAAGTGTCTTCTGTGAATTCTCCGTATATTTCTAAGTCAAATTCGAACTGTAAAGATGGGATATCTACCTCATCGTGTTCTGGATTACCTACTCTAAAGGTTATGTTAATTTCTTTTTTGCCTGCATCATATGCTTTTTTATACGTCTCAAATGCTACGGCTGAAAGAGTATTAGCTATCTTGTCGTACTTCCCTTCTGCCATTACCTTTTTTTTTTCGTCTTTTGTATTATGACGTTTTTTAAGATCGTCTTCCCAATTTCTGAATGTAATGTTACCTACTGTATAAGCTTCTTTTTCTAAATCCATTAAAGCAGAATCACTAGTAGTATCTTGTGTTTGAACATTATGTAGCCTTCCTTCTATGTTCTGAATATGGTGAACCATTTCATGAGCAAAGGATCTACATATATCTTTAGGATGTCTTCCCGTAGCATAAAGTACAATTTCTTTACTGTTAGGGTCGTAATAAGCAGTCTTACCGAAGAATTTTTTAGCATTCTCTTCATCCTCTCTAACTTTAATTTCCGGTAAAGGTTGTATATTCATACCAGTATCAAGCATATACTCAATAATAGAGCCAATATGTTCTGTATAGCTTGGTCTATTTTCTTTTGTAGTTTCTGGTGGAATCCCTTCTGGTCTTTCTATTTCTTCTTTGGCAAACCATTCTGTTAAGTATCCTCCTATGTTACTAGCTATTACTTCTGCTACAATTTTATCTTTTAATCCTGTAAGTATGTCTAATATTTCCTCTCTTCCTAATTCTTTAGGAAAAAAGTCTATAATTTGATCTAAATTACCATCTAAAATACTTTTTCTAAAGTCAGTTGCTCTTACTTTACTGTCTGGTGCTGCTGCAAATGCTAATCCTTTAACATTAGGAGCATTTTTAAATGTAGTAATTCTTCGTAAGTCTACGAAGTCTGCATCTCCTCTTATTCCGGTAATTGCTGCGAAGGCAGTATCCGGGTTAGCTTGTGCATAATCTTTTGCTGCAAACATTGGATTCTTCTCTCCGTCTAGTATCTCTACATTACCTAATTTCTGTCCATATATTTTCCATATAGACATCGCCTCATCCTTTGTTATACCGTTTCTCTCCCCTCCTCCTACAAATACAATAACCTTATCAATCTCAGGTTTTTCACCATCAGAGCCACCAAGTATGTCTGTACCTTTTTCTTTATAGTTATCTTTGTCGTATATTGCTCCACTATAAGATCCATCAAGTAAAGACTTAACGACGTTAAAGTGTCCTCTATGAGGTGGTTTAAAAGCTCCGGGATATAATGCTATCATGCTAAGAAAGATTGTAATTTAGAATCTATCTCCTGAGGAGTAGAATGTTGTAGTTTTTCTTGAAAAAGAGGACTGTAAATCATTTCAGCAATATTATCTAATATTTCTGCATCTTTAGCGTCTTGTTTAACTTTTCCGTCTCTATATTTAGTAACTGCGGCTTCTAATTTGTCTGCTCCTGGACCTACTCCGTTCTTTTCGTAAAACTTTAGGAATGTAGTTTTAATGGCTTTGTCTTCTGAACGATTCTCTTTATCCCACTGTACACTGCCAACGTGTTTAATAAATTCCTCTTCTGTTGTTTTATCCATTACTACTGGTTTAAAAAAGGATGATCCTCCTATACCGTTTTCTTGGTTATATTTATTTAAGTATTCTTTAATTCCGGAAGTACCTTTCTTTGCTGCTGCATTAAATGCTTCAATTGGTTCATCATACTTACCGCCAAAGTCGTTAACAAATATAGACATCTGCCCATTAAGTTTTTGATTAAACTCTCCTATCTTCTGGTAAGCGTTTCTCCAAGTAGAGAATACTGCAGTTCTTGGTACATTTCTTCCTCTTGCAAAATTACTTATGTAAGATATCATTGGATGAGAATACACCATCACCATGTAAATGTCGAACTTAGCTTCTAGTAGCTGTACTAGTGTCTTATCAAATCCAACTCCTGATGCTGTAGTATCCCAAACAAAGCTAGTTTTGTTTACGGCTGCTGCTTGTACGTCTTTTGTTGTTTGTTTGGCTGCTGCTCCTAGGTTGTTGTGGTACTGATGTGCTGGGTCCTCTATGTACTTGTCGGGGTTGAATTGTTCTAGACTGTCTAGGGATAACTGTTGTAGGAGGTATGTTTTGCCTGATCCTGCTCCTCCCGCCATTATTACCGCTTTCGGACGACCTGGTGTTGCTTCTAGTATTAAGTCTGATAGTTTGATCATTATTATTCGGGTTATTTATTACTCTTACTTTTATATTCTTATCTCTAAGTTGTCTAGTAGCTTTATCTATGCTACTTTCTATTCTTGGTCTTATATTAACTACGGTACTTCCTACGGTGCCGGTAGATACAGTAGAACCTCTTCTTCCATTAATATAAGAAATGTTCCTTCTATTATTATAATTAGCTCGGTTATCCCAATTGTTGTAGTGGTTATATCCGTTGCCCCATCCATAATAGTTATTCCAACCATAAGGATTGCCCCATTGGTTAGATGACCATCTTCTGTTATTCCAACTATAAGACCAGCCCATACCGAATGAACTATTATTATAAAAAGGGTAGTCCCATATCCAAGCATCCCAGAACTGGTCTTGGTTCCCGAATGATGCATAGAGCGGATAACCATTTGCTCTTCTAAAGTTCCTAAAATACCTATTGTTTATAAATGAACCATAAGGTTGTATTTTAGCGTACTGTCCGAAGTTGTATCTAAAGTTAAAGTCGTTTCTGAATAATCTTTCTAATTCGAACTCATTACTAACAACATTAACTTTTATTTCATTTCCTTTTCCATCATAGATTGGGTCATAGTTTAATGTAGATACTTTAAATGAACCGCATCCAGTCAATAACGTTAATACTGCTACTACTGCTAATAATCTAAATTGTAACTTCATATATTTGCTTTATATATAAATATACGAAAAATCCTCATCAAATCCTAATTTACACCTTTATATTTTGATAGTAGTAGGATATGAGTGGTATAACGGCTCTGTTGTAGGGTGATCTAACTTGTATAATTTATATATAGTTTGGAACAATTCAAAGTTTTCTTCTATCTTATCAATAGTTTTAATCTTCCATCCTTTACCTTGGTACACTCCTTTTTGTTTAGACGGGCCTCTAGACTGAGCTTTTAACCAGATTATACCTGTACGTTCAATTTTCTGCCCTCTAACTTCTTCCATACCTTTAGCATAAGCTGCTAATTGTAAATCATATGACCTATGTAGATTATTAGAAGTCTTTAGGTCTAATAACCAAACTTCACCGTCCATCTTTACTACAAGATCTGCTGTCCCAGCATACTTATGTTCATCTGACCATATAAATTGTTCTGTAGAGATTAGTTCAGGCTTATGAGTTTTCCAAAAGTCTGCGAATTTTAATATCATCGACCATACTAATTGAGAGTATTTAGCATTTCCGTAGTCATCCATCCATGATATTTCTTCTCCTAATACTAATCTTTCTGCTGCTTCATGAACCTGTGTACCTTCTTTACCTGCTTTTCTCATAATAAGATCGGCGTTATGCCCAACATCTTTTAACCAATTGTCAAAAAACTTATTCTTGGGCATATACTGGAGTATGGTTGTTACGGACGGGTAAAACACTCCTTCGCCTCTCTTGTAAACTCTTCTATCTAAGAAATTAATCTGCTTTAGTTCCGGATTAAAATCTAATCTTTTCTTTGCATTCTCTTTGAGAATGTTGGTACCTTGTCTAATCATATTGATTCTAGTTTGTAACGCATCAGAGTATTTAGTGTTACCTCTTCTGCTGTCTGTATTAAGTGAGTGAATGCATTGAAACCCATCTCACTAGGATCTTTCTCTTTAAGGTTGACTAGGTAGACCCGTTTACCTAAATTAATAAACTTTTCTGTATATTCAATAGCTTTCTTAACTGCATCACTATCTAATGCAATGTATATGTCTTTTACTGAGCTCTTTAATAGTTTCTTCTGTAATTCATCACTTATTGCTTTTCCTAATATGGGTATAGCATTTCTTCTTATTGCCATTGCATCAAACACTCCTTCACATAGTACTACGGGCTGCTTCCAGTTAATGAGGTTTTCAAAGAATATTATATCTTTCGAAGCTTCAGGGTTTTTATATTTAAAGTAGTTTCCATCATGACTTCTTGCAACAAAAAAATTGAGTTGGTTGGATGCATTATAACTTGGGACAATAATTCGTCCTCCATAGTCTCCACTTGTACAGTATCCAATACCATATTTAATAAAATCATTGTCGGTAAGTCCTCTTTCATATAAGTACTTTCTTATTTTGTTTGCTGTTATTGATGTAGTTGTAGCTTCATATAATAACTGGAACTCTTTTGGTAGTTGTACTGATTCTGTGGGTGTATAATTATAACTAGATCCTTTCGGTAGGTATTTCATTACTTCCGATGCTTGATCTGTTGGTGTTTTTAATTGAAATAAAAGAGACCGTATTGTAGTACCTCTAGTTTGACATACCCAGCACTCCCAGAAGTTCTTTCCTTCTTCATTAGTAGACATGTTTATCTCTAATTTAGGCTTTCTATGATTACAGAAAGGGCAATTAAATGCATGATTGCCTCGGGCTCTCTTGTGACTCTTGCCTAGTATATTCTCTAGGGTCCCTAGTAAAAATGTATAATCCATATATTGTCCGTAACTATTATCTTATAATATAAGAACAATAAAGTTATAAACCTACTATACGTCAATATGTTTTAGCTTGCCAGATTTTGGATGCTTCATAAAGTTACCATCATGAGTAAGGTCTAATTCATCTGCTGGTATTCCTAGTCTATTAGCTTCTGCTTCTAGGGCTGTGATAAATTCTTCTGTTATCTCTGCTTCTGGGTTATCTAGCTCTGAAAGTATCTCCATTGTTATTACTCCTAAACGGTCGTCATGTCTTATAACATCAAATATATGTACAAAATTATTTGTCTTTTTACCTTTAATTATTTCAGCATGATCTAATTCGTCTCCATCTGTTGTTACTTTAACAGCCTTACCTTTTAAAAAGTAAACCGATCCGTAATCGCCTGAACCTTTATATATACCTCCAGCATCTTTGATAGCATCAACTAGTTTGTTGAATGCTGGATCGTATTCTATACCTTCATATAGAATTATGCTTGTTAATTTCATTTTATTATCTTTCATATAAATAGCTCAATTTATTGCAGGAGCTTATTTACTGGTGTTATCCATTTAATTTTTATTAAGGGTCCTACGTGGTTCTTTTTTTCAAAATAATCTAGATGTATATAAGGAACTAATTCTTTTGCTAAATGCGGATGACCTTCTAATACTTTATCAACTAGGGGATTAACTTGAGACCCGGTTGAGTATTCATAGTCGGGATTATTTGGATCTAATATATTATTCTCTAGTTGAGTATGTACTTGACTAATCCAAGATACATATGGGGAATACACATTAGGAAACGTTGTGTTACTGTTTAAATGGTGAAGTAAAAAATCTGCAGCCATCTTTACTGTGCTATGGTTATCTACTAACCTATTTATTGAATCTCTAGTATATAATACAGCATGTGCTGCTAACCCTGTAAAGTTCTCCGGTCTTTTTAAAAACTTATTATAGTCTTGTCCTTTTATTATACTATTAGCAGTGCCTATGAATATCCAATCAAATGTTCTCTTTTTAATTCCGTCTATAAATTTTTTATATTCTCCTGTATATATACTGTTCATTAGCCCTACGGTTGGTCTTGCATCATCTTCTAATATAAGAAACCTATCTCCTTTTTCTAACGTATTGCATGCTCGATAAGCTCTAAGGTGAGAAAAAGCTATAGCAAGTATATTTTTAGTTAAACATAAATCTACTGAGTCATAAAACTCTTTTCCGAGAGAAAATTCTCCTACGCTTTCATTCTCAATAAGCTCTTTAAGGTTGAAGTGATCTGGTGTAACTGCATCTATATATTCGTATTTAAAACCAGAGAAGTGGCTCCAGGCATGTTCAAAATCTATACGGCGTTGAGGTTTTTTAATGTCATGTATTACGTAAATAGTATCTGCTCCAAAGTTTTGAAGATTAAATTTAACCTCTTTTATCTTACTCCCAAGTGTATTTTTAGTTAGTTTCATATTACTATTAATTCTTTTAATAAACTATAGTTGAATTTTTTAATGTGGTAATTGTCTATTTCCTTTAATGTGCCCATTACATTAGTAAACTCTTCTGAGTTGATCATTTCTTTATGTGTGGTGTATTGTTTGATTCCGTCAAGGTCAAAGTACTTTACATTTCCATCATTGTCGATTGCACAATTATATACGTTAAATATATCAGTTAATAGTATGTTGTTTTTAAATGCTACGGTAAAATGTCTTAGTAGCTTTACATATAAATCTAAATCTACAACCCATTTCCAATCTCCCCATATAGGGTGAAATTTATATTTTTCAGAGATTACATCACCCATTGGATATTTTTCTTGTATAGCATATAAGACTCCTTTATATACACCAGCATGGAAGAGTTTTGGAGTTATTCCATTTTCGTATAGAAATTTATCTGTTTTATAAATTGTTAATAGGAGCTCTTTAGAAGCCACAGGTACTGTATGTTTAAATATGTTCTTATCTAAACTTGCTTTGCATGGATATATAAATTTTAATAAGTTATCTTCAAAATAGAATACTTTGTGGGTATATCTAAAATCAGTTGCTGTTTCAATTGCATTCGTATATCTATTTTCTATAATGGACTGATAGCTTTTATCAAGTTTATATCTACTATCATACTGTTTTAGTTCTTCATCAATCTCTTTTTCTATAGAAGACCAATCTTTATATCCTAGTTCAAATCTATTTCTTTCTGGTGTATGATACTTATGAATTTTTATATCGTTTAGGAAGCAATCTATGCCTTTATTTATTTCAATATTCTGCTCTTCTTCTAATTCACTACCTAATCTAACACCTAGAGTATCTACCCAATCTCCTACCTTTCCTTTTCTAAAGTCATTATCTGTATAAATAATATCTTTGCTTTTCTCAGAAATAGATTTTAATCTAACATCTACGACTGGTAAGCTAGTATTTATTGGCTGCTCTAAAAATTTTCCAATCTTATATACTGATGCTTCATATTCATTAATTACTTCTTTAAAAGATATTAACTCTATATCGAGACCTAAAAGCTCTTTGCTCATATATACAGAGAACCAATTCTTATAGTACTGTATTAATAGTTCAGATAAGTTGTCATATTGTTGGTCAATTAATTCATAACCATCCATATCGTAGTTATCGTAGAAGTCTGTGAAGGAGCTGTAATTGTCTTTATATCTTGGTCTATGGTAGCATGAATTTATTATGTCTCTAATATCTCTATAGATAATAATAATTTTAGATTCTGAGAAGAATCTATCAAGTTGGGTGTTAGTTTCTTTGCTGTGTTTATATTTTAAATAATCTTTATAGTCATGTGCATGAGTCCAAGTAACCTTTGGATGATTGACGTAAGGCTGTTTATAAGAGTAACTACCCTCGTTCATAGCTGTTTCAAACTCACTAAACTCTTCAGGAGTAAACCCAGTGTAGTCAATATAGTTGTAGTTGATGCTTTCGTACCCGAAATTATTTACTACTAAATCTGTAAGTAAATGTGTTCCGCTTCTTCTAGCAGAGACTACTATAACATTTTTTTTAGAAGCCATTTATATTTTTTGTTCTATTATACAGCCCCTTATCTGGATAGGTAAAGCAGCAGTCATTAATTAGTCTCACACCGTTTCGTTTTAACATATCTTTATAGTTGTCTGTTGCTTCGAAATAAGAAGAAGTCCCACTGTGCCAGTTGTATTTAAGTTCTTGTAGTCCTTCTCCATACCCGTATTCATCGTAGAACCATTGGTAGTCTTCAGAATGTTTATCTAATATTTCTTTATCGAAAAATTGTGCGAAATCTCCTACATTCTTATATATTGAACGTTTATACTTTCTAGCATCGTCAATACCTAAAGGGGCAACTCCTAGTACATTAGAAGCGTGTTCTAAAAAAGCTTGTTGATTATGTACTGCATCTTCGTATCTTAATACGGCACAATTGTCTCCAAAGACCTCTCTGTAGTGGCTGATTAAGTTTAATTGTTTTTGAGCTATTTCGTTTAAAAACTTAACAGATTTAAAAGTATCAAAGAATACATTTTCATAATCTACATCATGCAGATGTATTCGGTTATCGAAGTATATTAAATTCATTGCTATTTCTCTAGGATCTGTAATTATTACAAATACTTTAGTTTTAGCTTTCTCGATGAAAGGTTTAGTAATATTTTCTCCTAAAGTAATATGAGTTTTTGCCCAGAGGTCTTGAGAGACTACTTCAGGAAAATTCTCTCTTAATACTTCTTTACCAAATTCTGATCCGGACAGTCGCCAACTTACTATAAGGTATTTATTATTCTCGATAGGTTTTTGCATCCATGTATAGATATCATCCTGCAGGTATCCTGGTCTTATTTCAACAAAGTTCTCTTTCCTTGGTACAGCTTCTATATGTCTCTGTGATTGAGGAGTTAGTGCTTGAGGGAAATATTTTTCTACATAAGCTCGTTCCGGACTGTTTGGTTTAGTAACCTCAGCAAATTTTTTAATTACGGGATTAGCTTCATCTAAAGATGTTTGGATAGTAGAGAATAAAGTATCGGCTACTATTGGATAAGGCATATACTCCTGTAACCAAGGGTAAGAAGCTAGATTCATCCATATATCGTTTGGCCATAGCTCTCTATATTTAACATCATTACATAGTATTTTAGCTGCTTGTGGTTTAATAGCATAAGCATGGTGACCTAAGAAATGATGCTGTATGGTTGACTGTAGTCCTTCTATTGGCTCCTTATATGTCATTTCATACGGTCTTATGTAGCTGGGTCTACCGAAATTAACACACATATCAAAATCTATATCTGGTATGTTATCTGCAAATATTGCATCATGTTCTAAAATTAAAATAGGCTCTCCTAGCTCAATACATTTTTGCCAGAGAAGATAGTGTGAAGCAAAGCATGCTCCAACATTGTCTGGTCTTGCATAATTATCAAAGTTATTGTCATAGGGTAGAATCTCTTCCCATAGGTCAGGAGTTATAGCTTCAAATGTTTCAATTGACTCTCTATAACCTACATCTACTGCTGATTGTCTTGCTCTTTCTGCTGATTCAACTGAGTGTTTATTTTGTAATAGTGTGATTATAAATGTCTTCAATAGATGTGTATCTTTTAAATTTATACATTAAATATACGAAAAATACTTTATGGAGGCAAGTTATTCACTATTTAAAATCTTTTCTATAAAATTTACCTAAGACGTTATCATTAATATATACGTCTTGAGTCTCTAGTGCTTCTCTAATAAACAGATGTTTACACTCGAAATAAGTAAGAAGCTTTTTTGTAGGAACAAATTGTAGGATTGTTCTAGTAAAGTCTCTTACGTCACCTTCTTTAACTAATTTTAATATGTCCTTATGAGATCCGTAATAATCTTTCCAATCGGATTCAGTAATTATCTTTTGCTTAGCAGGAGTTCTACCTCCTATCCCTTTTTCTTTTCTTTCTAATCTTAATGCTTCTAATGCTCTTTTTCCTAATCTTTTATTACGTTCAAAGAAAAGTACTTTCTTTCCAATGTATTTAATACCTGAGGGAATGTGTTTTGTTTCATAGATGAACCCGAACGTACCCTCTGGCATGTCCGAAATATCTGTGACCATTCTCCCTTGGTGTATCCAAGTCGGTGATGTCATTTCCATATTTTTGATTTTTGTCTAGCGCTGGTTAGATTTTAACGCATCGATTTGTAACTGTTGATCTTTGATCGCCTCAATTAATAACGCGACAATTTTTTCGTAACTAACAGCTTTGTAGCCGTCTTCTCTAGTCACAACTAATTCTGGTAGAACTTCTTCTACCTCTTGAGCTATTACCCCAATGTCGTGACCTTCATGTTCTGATTTATCATTCCAATCAAAACTATATCCTCCAAGAGCTTTTACTTTATCTACTGCCCAAGGAATTGGTGTTATATTATCCTTTAATCTTTTATCTGAGGAGTGATATGCTGTAACATCTCCGGTTACTACTAAGTTACCGTTTATGGTTGTTCCTCCTCCTATTATAGTTGTTCCGTTTGCTTTTACTTGAAAAGCTAATTTATCGTATGTACTGTTTGAATAGAAGTCTCCATCTCCAGATAGAATACTAAATGTATCATCAGTATCATTTCCTCTAATACCTAAAACTAAATGACCTAGTTCTTTTCCTTGTATTAATGTACCGTTAGTAGTACCTCCTGTAAGTCCGGTTACATCTGTTTTAGCTGAGGTGTAATCAGATATTTGAGATCCGCCTATTATTAAGTTAGTTCCGTCAAATGTTAAATTACCTTCTCCATTTAATGTACTGTTTCCATTAGCAGTTAATACTCTATTGTTTACATCGTTTCCTATTGTTATAGTACCAGCAGTTAGTGCTGCTAAGGATGAAGATACAGATGTAAATCCATTTAATGTTAAGTCAACGAACGTTGGACTATTAGAAATACCTAGTCCAAATGTTTGATTGCCTACGAGTGCTCCGTTATATGTAACTGCTAGAGTTCCTTGAGATGGTGTGTGAAATGCAGAGCTGGATATTATACCTGAGGGTATGCTTGTTAGGTCTGAGTAATCGGTTGATAGTCCTGCAAGAGTTGAATCAATTGCAGCGAATTTCGTTTCAACATTACCGTAAGTAGGAATGTATAAAGCTCTGTTTGCAGTTAAGTCTTTAGCAGTAAGAGTCTCTGTTATGTCTAAACTACCTGTAAATATATGTATGTCTGAGCTAGCATCTCCAAATATGTTAGAGCCTGAATTATATAATATAGATGAAGAAATATAAGTTGTATTAATTTCTTGTGCATTTATAGTACCTGTTACTGTTAAGTCCCCGACTAAAGTGTCAGATGTATTTAGTAGGTAGTTGGCTGTTACTGTATTTGTAAGAGCAGTAATTCTTCTATCTCTTTCATCTGATGCTGAGCTAGATAGTGCTGTAACGTTATTGTTGACTGCAGTATCCCCATTGCTAATTCTAAGTGCTAAAGAGGATGATAGAGCAGTTACGTCTGTAGATATAGATCCACTTGTTGTTGTAAGTGCTGATGCTGCTGAGCTAGATAGTGCTGTAATTTCTGTGTCTAAGGCTGAGGCAATAGATGCAGAGTATGCTATTGTTGTTGTAAGATTAGATGCTAATGATCCTGATATACTTCCCCAAGTATCAATCGTTGCATCTGATCCTGTAATACTTCCTACTACAACTAGGCTTCCTGTAAAGCTATGCTTATCATCTGCTGAGTTTCCAAACTTGGTAGAGCCAGAGTCAAATACTACTGATGCGTTATTAAATTCTGTTCTTAGTTCTTGTGCTGTTAATACTCCTGTAACAACTAAGTTACCGTCTACTGTAGCATCCCCTAAGTTAGTAAATGAACCTGTATTTTTTAAATGAGAGTTTCTGAAATCGTATTTGAAATCAGCTGAAGAAGAAAATGATACTTCTGAACCTGATATTTCGTTACCTTTTTTAAACTGTATATGGTAATCGAATCCATTAGGAGCAGGCATAGGTAGAACATACTCGTTGTTCAAAGCTGCTGAGGTAAACAATGATAAGTCTGTGCCTTCTACTGATGCAGATACAAATGCTTCTCTAAAGTTATTATCTAGCTCTGTATGAGTTAGTGCAGATCCTTTCTGTGCTCTAAATATTAATCCCATTATTTTTCTAATTTGTTTATTCTATACTGTAAGCCTTTAATAAGATCATTTTGCTCTTGTATAGCACCTACTAGCAAAGGAACAACCTTACTGTAGTCTACGGAAAGATAAGATTTTTTATCTTCAACGACAACTTCTGGAAGTACTTTTTGTACTTGTTGTGCTATAAATCCAACTTCTCTATCTTCTTTGCCTATCCAATTAAAGTATACTCCTTGTATTTGTTTAAGTTTATTTAACGGATTATCTATAGCATAAATATTTTCCTTTAGTCTTTCATCTGAATTAGAAAGTAGGGCTCCTGAAGCTCTAATACTTCCTGAAACTTCTAAAGCATGTGTTAAATCTGCTACTGTGGTATTAATCCCTACACTAGATCCACTATGAATAAATGCTGATGATCCAGACGCTCCTCCATTCTCATTATACTGTACACTGTAGATAGGTCCTTGAACTTGTCCTGCAGTTAATGGTACAATATGTGATGATTGATTGATTGGAACGTTTTGGCTTCCTGTATAATGTAAATACAGGTTAGTGCCAGATAACGAGCTTGAATAGAAATAGCTACCTAAGTTGGTATCCATCTCTGCGTATGTTAACGCTTGTGTTTTATTTGCTCTAAATTTTATAGCCATTTTATATATCTATTTTTACTACAAATGTCATATCTGTGTTTTGAGTCTTTTGAATTGGATGATTAGTCTTAGCTACTGCTATTAATTCATTAGAGTCATTATACATTCCGACTGTTGTTATATACGGTGTAAAGTTACTTCCACTTATATTATCAGCTTTTTGACCAAATGATCCTGTTAATGCTGATTGGTTGTAGGTATGATTCAGTTCAGAATCTTTAACCTTACAATGTACATTATATGTATAAATAGGTTGATTTGATTTCCATCGCAACTTATGTCTAGAATAAGTGCTTAGATATCTTGCAACGTCTTTATCTGTTATTATAGCTAAGCCGTGATTGTATATAATATCACCAATAACCTTAGCTGGTTGTGTATAGCTTCTGTCGGATCCAGAATAAATTAACGAACCGTTTCCATCGTCAATTATCTCTACTCTTTGCTGTCCTTTATCTAAATCTACATATTCACCTGATGATTCGTCTATGTATCCTTTTTCATCTGTTATATAGTCTCCTGTATCAATAGGGTTAGCTCCGTATTGGTAGCCAACTTTTTCTGTATATAAATCTTCCCCAGACATTCTATCTTGAGAGTAGCCGTCTACTATGTAATTATCTACCGCTTCTACTTGTGGTACATATACAAATGTATGAGGTTCTATATGTGTACCTACTACATCCCTAGGAATAGATAATACTCCTACTTCTGATTTAATATCTCTTGCACCACTTATTGTTAAACTAGTTTGCAACGCTAGATTTCTAGATCCTGATGTCAGTCCGTTACCAATTCCATCTGCATAGTACATATTGTTTATACTATCAAATACAATTTTTTCATATTGATTATTTCTATAATCTAATGGGTAAGGGTATCCGGGTGTGGATCCAGAGAAACCTCTTAAGGTCTCTATCTTATAATTGACTAATGCACTTCCACTTGCTACCCATTGCTTTTTAGCAGAGTAGTCAGATACATATACATCTTGTCTGTTTAACTTTTTGTAAGCGCTCATTCATTAATAGTCTAACTTAATTCGTACTAACGCCTCTTTTGTAAAATCTTTAATTAGTGGTCTAGATAGTTTAGCTGTAGCTAATAAGTCATTATTGTCGTTGTATAATCCTACAGTCGTAATATATGACTGTGGTGAATTAACCATTACGTTGTGCCTTAGTTCTCCTGATCCAGTAATTAATGAAGGATTTGTTGAGTAATTAAATTCAGAGTTTCTAGCTCTTACGAATATAAAGTTTGAAGAGATAGTTTCTTCTGATTGAATTCTAAATTTAGAACCTCTTTTAAGAAGGTCAAATCCTCTGTTAAGATTTGTTGCACTTCCTGAGTGGGTCAACTGATTTGCTGTTTGATTTGAGTTAAAGTTAACTCCTCCTTGAGCTATTGGTGCATCTAAGGCTGCTACATTTATTAATGCAATACCTAAATCCGGTAATAATTTACCGTATGAACCATTATTAGAAGTATACCCGTTAGCGTTAAGACTAGTGTGTACATTTCCTAATGAACCAGAAACTAGTTCGTATACTCTTCCTGCGTCGGTAAAGGTTACTGTACTGCTAACTAAACTATTGTCTGTAAGTGTACGAGAGGTTATTGAAGAACCTGCTCCTGTAGATAATTTACTCCCTGAGTGAGCTACAACTAAGTCTAAAGTACCTGGGAGTAGTTTTTCTTTGTATCTAGCTCTATCTATTGAAATTGCATAGAATGAATCAGATGCAACTCCTCCAAAAACAAAGTTTTTTTCTTCGTCTCCAAGTATTAAACTTCTATACTGACCGTATATTGTTGATGTTGGTGACTTAACTGTTACGTTTGGATTGTATCGTATACTACCTTTACCTTCTTTGTTACCATAAGATAAAGAGAATTGGGTTCTTGATGAAGGATGCCCTGAGCCTGTTTGATAAATGTTGTAGTAGAAATCTCCTGTTGCACCACCTACTTGTACTGAGGAGGTAAAGAAAGAGTTTAGTGTAGTTTTGTTCCCTGACCAACATGGAGTTGATATGGACTCTGCACTTACTACTACGTCTTCTTGGTCGAATCTTTTAAATGACATAATTAATTAGATTTAGTAATAGTTACAGGAATAGTTAATCTTGCTCCGGAGTCTCTACCTATTACTGTTAAAGTAGTCTGTAGAATAATAGTTGATCCGAATAAAGTGTTTACAGTTGTAGCAGTTAAGTTTACTGTAGTTCCAATTACACCTTTAGATACGTTAGTACCAATTGTTGTAGTTGTGTTAAGTGCTTCTGCTTCTTCTGTATTGATCCCTACTCCTCCAAAGGTATTTAAAACTCTAATATCTGCTATAGTAGCAGTGTATCCTGAAGCTTCAAACGTTGATGTTGCTCCACCGAAGTTTAATGTTTGAGGAGTGATTGCTAGAGAAGCTCCTTGTTTTAAACTAATAGAAGAGAATCCAATATCCAATACTGGAAGTTTAGATGTACCTCTAGGTAGTGTTGTAAGTTTGTATTTCATTACTTGAGTTTCATCAGGAAAGGCCTCTAATAGGGGCATATTCTCTATTGCTTCTCCGTATAATGCAGAACCAGAGGGATGTGTTGGATTGTAAAGGGTGTAATCAATCTCATCATCTGCTAATGCAAATTGAGTGATTTTGAAAGAACCATCTCCTCTAGCTAATAGCTCTCTTCCTTTTTTGGTTAAAATCGCATCCACTGTTACGATTGAATTGTCTAAGTATCCCATTTTTTATTTAGTGTTTATTATAAATATCGCTGTTTATTGTTTTAAGTTGTCTCCTTTTTAGTTCGCCCTAATTCATTAGTATGAAATATAGATCCCCTATCAATTGCATGTACTTTCTTATTTACTATTCGTATAAATCTATTTCCTTCTTCTTCGTACATAATAGAGCCTTTAAAAGTCCCTGTTGCCGGTGTAGGGAAGGTGCTACCTGTATAATCGTTAAATGTATCAGCACTTGTAAAATATACTGATGGTTTTCTATCTACTGAAAAGAATATGTCTTTTCCTTCTGTTTGTGCTAGTATCGTTGCGTTGTCTGCATCTCTTTCGTTTATAGCTCCCTTAAAAGACCTATATCCCATTGCTGGGTCTTCTCCTTCAACGCTTCCGCTCTGTAATTTACAGCCACCATATCTTGCATTTGATAATCCTGAGATAGTATAGTTACTGTATTGTACTGCTGCTGGTGAAGCTGATCCTGATACTAGAGCATGATAGTTAGATGGTGCTGCTTGACCTACTAACCTGTCTACTTGAACTGCTCCTGTACTTGTTTTCTGTATTGATGCGTTTCCTATTAAAGCATTGTAATCACTATTACTAAATTTCTCTTTTAAGAAAGGTGTAAATATAAACTCTAATGCACTTATGATAGGAATATTAGATTGGTCTCTTCCTTCCGGAAAGGTATTAGTCTTTAGAGGTTGAGTTCGTAAATAGAAGTAATTAGATCTTTTTGATATTCCTAATACTTCTAAGCTTATAACTGTTCCTGCAAATGTAAATTTAACAGCTTTAACGTTCTGTAATGTCTGTTCAACCGATACTCCGTTTTCGCTATTGTTAGGGATTGTTAATCCTAAAATAGTATAAGGAGGAAAGAAGGCGTCAGGTAGGTAGTATACTCCTCCTGATTCTGATGGTGATGTTGATCCTGTTGGATAGTTGCTTGGTAAAGCAAAAGATCCAGTACTAATACTACTACTATAAAGGAGGTTGCAATTTCCTTCATTGTATTTAGTAGGGTCAGTATTTTGAAATTCTAGTTCAGTCATCGTTAATATCTATTATATGTTGCGTAGAATTGAGTATGTCCTCCGTATGATCCAGAAAATATAGACAATTGTTTATTGGTCGACAATATATCTCCATCTCCATTCTTCCAACCTACCCAATCTCCTGTACCGCCGTACGCATCATTTGCTTTAAGTATAAATTGAGAATAGTCTGACCAGTTAGCAGTAACATTGAATGAACCTGTCGGTGCAATTTGATCTGGATATAATAATTCTATATCATCTGCATCTCCATAGTACCCTGTGCTTACAGTTCCGTCAAGGGCGGTAATAACTCGTCCGTCGTCTTCTATCCTTGTTGATACATAATATACGATTCTTTCTGCGAAGTCTGTACTAAAATGTGCAAAATATTTATCTTCTGTTGGTCTTGTGTTACTATATAAAGTCATCACAGAACCTGTTTGAAAAATACTGGGTGCAGCTGAAGCACTTGTTAATCCCCATCCTTCGAAGTGGTACGGGTATGTTACGTGTGCTTTCCCTACTAAGAAGTTATATGAATCAAAGTCATGAGTGACTTGTATTTCCCCGACTTGGTTAGAAGACTGTGGGTATTCAGTTGATACTTTACCGTTACCTACTGCTGTGAAAGTAAAATTTTCACCCATTTTAGTAACTGTTAATATTATATCACAAGCTAGAGGAATAGGTAATGAGAAGTTAAATGCTCTTAATGTAAAGTTAGCAAAGGGCTGTAAACTATGCTTAAATGGATTCTTTGCATTCATTTCTCCGTCAGAAGCTATAACTACAGAGCCGCTAAACTCTCCAGTAAATCTAGGTTCTTCATGAGATATATTTCTTTCTATTAGCCCAAGAGGTGTTATGGTTGAAGCTGAGTAGTTAGTAGTGTATTGGTATTTATTTGCTACTCCAAATGCTCCGGCATCAGAACCTGATATTTCACCTACAGATATGCTTCCTGTATATATATTATTTTCGTAAGATACACTTACCTGTTTAACTTTACTTCTATTAAGAATATGAGACTTAATTATTACACCTGTATTGGTATTAGACCTTGCAGGTATAAAGTCTTTTATTAATCTGAATAAGGTATTATCAAAAAACTTAACCAATCTAACAAAGTCAGCTGGTTTTCTAAATGGAACTAATTCATCGTTCCAATCAAATTCTGCTTTATTGTAATCCTTAATTACATTCTCCCAATAGTTCTGTACTGCTTCATTAGGTTCAGCAAAAATAGTCTCTTCTAATTGTCTTAGACCGGAATAGCTAAACTCGTTTCTATCCCTTGGATCACCTAAGTAGTTGTCTATATCAAAGCTTCCTGTAATCTTTGAAGAGATCCATTCGTTCGTAGTGTCTGATATGTCAAACCCTACTTCTACAGTATGTAAATCATCTGAGTATTTATCTACTGGTTGAATGATAGATATAGATGGGGACAAAGTACTTCCAGTCACTAAGCTACCTGTGTTATCAAGTCTAATTTTATCTAAAGAGCTTGTTACAGATTGTTCAGGAGCTAAATTCTTTTGGTTATCTATATGAGTACCGCCGAATTGTTTTATTTTTAATATGTCAGAAGGTATACCGAAACAGTTAATAAGTGCTCTTAGTCCTCTGTTCGTTCCTTTTGCTTTAGTTAAGAAAGGTATATTATGGTATATTCTTTTGTATACTTCTTTCTGGTAATTGTCTACAGGCATAGGTTGTAGATGTTCTAATCCACTACCAGAAGTAATCTGCATGTAATGGTTTATAACTTCTCCTGTACTCCCTGAGTCGTAATTAGCTCCGGTGAAAGTGCTGAATAGATCTGATAGGTTATTGTTGGCTGGGTATATTTTTATACCTAGGGTTTCAATAGCATCTCTAACTAAATCTTTCGATAGACCGAAGTTCAATCTATTATCTGTATCGTACTTATCAGATACTGCTTTAAAGTATATCCAAATATTATCAAAGTGTTGCCCCAACATATGAGTAAACATAAGTAGAGGTTCGTTGGCTTGGTCTTCTCTAAGGTAAGTCGGTATCGTGTTTGTTAATACGTCGTAGTTAGTTAAATCGTAATTAGATGCTGAAACTAATTGTTTTTGGAACCATTGTGCTGATTCGGCTGTACTACTAGTTTGGTTGATATAAGGACGTCTATTATCTGATTTTGGCCAAGAATAAGAACCGCTTTCATAATAAAGGTACTTGTCGTAGTGATCAAAATTATCTACTAACCCCTTTATTAGTCCTTCATAATACTCTGTACTACCTGATACACCGGTAGAGGTATAAGAGGTATCGCTAATGATTTTTATGCTATCATTATATGAATCTAATAAATCAACTTTATATTTAAAGTTCCTTAGTCTTTCTTCTGCTGAACCAAAGTGAATGAAATCTCCGTAGTCTGCGTGGTTAATACTTATTTGTGCTCCTTTTTCATTGAATAGAGAGTATAGTTCATAGTATGAACTAGATACTGGGTAGCTAAATAAGTCGTCGTAGTTAAAGAACTCTGTTGGATTATCTGCTTTCTTAAGAGAGTCTATATCGAAGTTAGGTCCTTTAAGAAACTTTGACTTTCTTTCCTCTTCTATTATCCTAGTAGCAACTTTAAAGTTAACTGTGTCACTAGTATTTTCTAGTATATTAAGAAGATCTTTCTTAACAAATTTAGTAGGTAGAGGTTTGTAAAGTTTAACTAGTACCGATTGACCTCCTCTGTATTCTTGGTTATCTATCGCTACAGCGGTAACTCTGTCATCTTTGCTAAATCTTAATTTAAAGTCAGAAAAGTGAGAATTGTTCTCTAAGTAATCCCTAAGTGCGTCAGTAATATTAATTATCTGATCGTCTTTAAGTTCTAGCGTAAGTAGTCTTAATTCTGTTCTATCCGCAGATATCTCTTCTATAAAGAATTCTTTTGGTGCTAGAGAGTTAGAGTATAGGTCGCTGAAGAAATTGTAGGAGAGAACGACATCTCCATTTCTAAAGCCGTTTTTAACAGCATCATCACCTGGGCTTATATTTAAGGATTGTGCTCCTATCTGCCCGGCTCCTGCTGAGTCCCCTGTTTGTGTTGCTCCAGTATAGTTAAATGCTGATTTTAATAACCTACCTTCTAAACTGTATATGTGTAAATCTATAAAGTCTTCTGAAGAATCATATAGATTATTGATTAAGTAAGGTCCAATCAGTATTTCATCCTTTTCTTTATAGGATGGTATACCGTCGATTATCTTCTCATCAACTTTGTTTACTATGTATTCTAATTTATTCAACTTTTCCTGATAATGTTGCGTTCTCGATTCGTAATTCTATTATCTCTTCTTGTGCTTTAAGGTAGTCTACTCTTAATTCTCCAATTTCATCTAACAATGGTTGTATGTCTAAGTAGTCATTAGCAATAGATAATAACTCTCCACTTTTTTCATACAGGTATCTTTGAGAAGAACTTTCTCCTTCAATAGGTATCTCTAAATATAAATCTTCGTAATCTTTAAAGAACTGCTCGATAGTCTTTTCAACAGGTTCTTCTTCATTTCTCTTAAAGGCATTAAAATTTCGATCTACAACTTTGTCGTAAACCTCTTTATTATATACCGTCTTTTTAATTCTAATGTTATTACCCATTTCTTCCTACCTTAAAAACGTTCCTATTATCAATTACAGATGTACTTCCATCAAGAGTTGTCTTGATTAGTAGTCTATAAAATCTCTCTGGCTGTAATAGATCCATGTCAATATTAAAATAGCTGCTAGTATTATCTGCACTAATTTTTGTATACTGTTCATCAAAATCAACTATCATTTCTTCACTGAATTCATCTTTAATAGCCCAATAGGATTCTTGAGGTAGTTTATACTCTGTAAGATAAACTGAACTAGTAGTAAAAGCTCTAGCTGGGTATTTAGGTCTAGCTGATAATCTCAGCCTAGCTGTTTCTTTTTCCGAGTATGATTGTTTTAAGTTTTTTATTTTAACCGTAGCAATATCTGTACTCAATACAGATAGAGAACTAGTATAAGATGTATCGTCCCATTTAAATTCTAAGTATGGAGGGTATATAGTATTAGTATCAACTCCAAAGTATGCTAGTTTAACTGATGATGTTGTTTCGTATTCTTTACTGCTTTCTAATTTTATTATAGAACCATTGTTAGTTAATGCATTAGAGTGGTACGCTTGTACTAAACTTGTAATGTCAAAATTAATATCATGGTTAGAAGTATGATCGTGTATTTGGTCTGCAGAATAACTTCCTGATATAAAGTCTGCTCCTGAGGTTGTCCAAGCATCTTCGCTTAATGCTCTTCTACTTGACCAAGATACTCCTGATCTATTTAGTGGTTTATCCCCAAGTTTTCCTGTACCTTGCATCCAAGATTGAGAAACAGGATGTGTTTCTAATTTATAGACATAAGGTAATGTAGTAGCATTGGCAAGTTGAATATGTAAAGAAGCAGAATAGGCACCGGATACTTTAGTGTTAATAGTTGAGTCTATATCTTTGTCTCGAAACTGTATAAGTATCCGGCTTGAGCGACCTATTCCATCATCATCAGGGTAAGAAGTAATTTCTAATATTTCGTCCATACCGGAGTTACCGTACAACCCTGAGGTTGTTGGCTTACTGTCGATGGATGCATCTTTTTCTGGATATATTCTATATACTGCCATGGTTTATAATGTTGTTACTCTACCTACTATATCTTGATTTGGGTACTTTACCTCAAAACAACAAGGGTCAAATGAAGGATAGACTACGTTGTTTCTAGTCGCACCTGGAATATCGTACCCGTATTCTGAGTATCTTCCTTTAGCCTTATTAGTAATCTCAATATGTTTAACTGTCTGCACACCTTTTACTCTATCTAATACTGTATACAGTGAGGACAGGTTTATTGGTTGGTTGATAGTTAATTGATCTTTTCCTAATGCCACCTGTAATGCTTTGTTACATTCTAGTAAAACATCCCTAGATTGGTAATTAGGTAAAGCTATTACCTCGAACTGTACTCCTATATTAACTACAAAAGCGTCTTTTATATCGACTGCATCTGTTAATAGCATGTATTGAGAGAGGTATGTTTTAATATTATCTTTTAGTCTAGGTGAAGCATTTATTAAGTGCCCTTGGTTATTATAAGCTAAAACGTATAACGCTAAAGCTAACCTATTCTCATCTAGTACTGAACGATTACTTCTTGTAGAAGCTTCTTGAGTAACATATGCTTTAGCTACTGAACCGTATTCAGGCGGTATAGATAATGTACGTATAGTGTAATCTTGTAAAGTTACTGCTCTTTTCTGTTCTGAGAAGGCTCTTGTTGCGTTTTCTCTTATCTCCTGAACTGTGTCTCCATCTCTTCCTCCTATGGCAGGTGTGTTGTTGTTAAAGGATAGAGTAGCTACCTTAGAGCTATCTGTTGCTGTAGTTGAAACAGCATCTATTTGTGTAATAGTATTTGATGGTGAATTTGATTTAATTCCTCCTCCAGTTAAATACCTAACTGTTAATGTTGTATTAGAAGGAGCTAGTCCATAACTCTTAGTAAACATAAAATTAGAAGGATCATATGCATAATCTAATCTTCTTATTCCTTGTTCAGTATTCATAGAGACTTTAGAAGGAGTTGGTAAAAACTCACTACTATCTTCCGATGATACTCCTGCTCCGAATTGTACTTGCATTACACCTTTAGAGGTAAATCGAGTAACGAATCTTCTAGGGACACTCTTCAACTTCATTAAGTTAGGAGTCTGATGCTTGTCAGTAGATGTATTGGGTTCTTGAACGAAAATCGTATCTTGCCCTAGAAAAGGTACCTCGTACCATTCATTACCGTCGGAATCTTTTATATCTAATATACCTATAATTTCATCTGCACCTATTTCAAAAGTAGCAAATTTATTAGAAGTAGTGTATGTTTGTGTTATTGTATTAATAGCTCCGGAGAATGCCCTAACGTGTTTCTTTAGAAGAAATTCTGAAGGTTGTCCGTCTGCTATTGTTGATACAGTAATCTCTGTAGGGTCGTAAGAGGAGGAGAAGCTAAAGTCTACTTTATCCTGTAATAGGTATACTGTATTTCCTTTTGCGGTACTCTTTACTGTGCTATTCTCTGATACTGTAATTGCTTGGTCAAAGTTAGGTTTGTTACCTGCTCCGGTAGCATCTATGTTTTGTGTTACTTCTAATAGCGTCTCTGCTACTGTTGTTACCTTTGGCTTATACCCTAGCATGTAAGCTAAAGAGTATAGGTTAGCGGGGTTCTTAGCGTGTTGTAAGAAGGTTTCTTGTAGTTGGTTATCTTGATAAAAAGATAAAACATCACCTACATACGAGGCTTGTTCGATAAACATCATTCCTGGTGAAGTAGGAGAGAAATCGTTATAAGAATCAGGGAAATACGACTTAGCGAATTCCATTAACTGCTGTTTAAAGTCGTTAAAGTCCCTGTTTATATATTTTATGTCTTTACTTTCTGCCATTATTGTGATATATTAATAAGTAGCTCATCTGATGTACCTGTGTCTCTTATGTCATAACTTAGATAAAACTGAACTAAGTTTTCATCGTGGTTAGGAACTGTGTTTACTTCCTTTACTACTACTCTAGGAAAGTATATTTCTATTGCATTTCTTACTATTCCTTCTATTTTGTCTATTGAATCTGAGTTTATATTCTCAAATAGCATTTCTCTTATAGTAGAGCCGAATAACGGGTTTAAGTATCTTTCTCCTCTATTAGTTAAGAAGTAATTAATAAGGTTAGTCTTGATAGCGTCTTTGGTTTGGAAGTTACTAGTGAACACCTCTTTAGAATTGAACGGAAGGTTCAAGCCAACAGCTTTTCTAGGCTGTAGATCTAATGGGTTAATTCTTTTTGCTTCGTATGCCATGTTATTATCTTAACTTTTGTTTGTCTTTTTTGTATGCAGCGTCTAAAACTTGCTTTGCCTTATTTACAAAAGGTAGTTTAGATAGATCAAGTCCGGGTAATGGACCTGTTGATTCTGTCATACCCATTTGTGAAGCCATAGATGTTGCCATTTTAGGAATACCTCCCATAGATGGTCCGCTTGCTCCTGTGATGTTTCTATATTCATCCGATGTCATGCTGTTGGCTGTTGAACTTAGCATCTCTTCTAAAGGAACTGTTGCTGTATTCATTTTACCAGTTGACCATGTTCTCGAAAGATCTTTTTGTTTAACTGGAGCCGGTGCATAAGTCTGTTGTGGTTTGCTAGCTATAGCAACCGCTTCTGTTAGAACGTCGGCTAGTTCATCCTTAACGGCTGATCTTACCTCTTCTCTTATGATTTGTCTTAATTGGTCTAGTTTCATTATATATAAATAGTTAGTTTATGAAAGTTTACTTGGGTTGTTTGAACTTCTTTTGTGTTGTTTCCCTTTTACTGTCTTTTTGTTCAGATAAATCAGGTCGGGTACCTCTTTTATCCGCTTTATCGTTGTGTTCTCTAATTTGTTTTTCTTTTTCTACCTTCTTTACTGCTGGGCTACGTTTAGTACCGGTTGTGATTTCTTGTTTTCGTATGTCTTTTGGAGGTAAACCTCCTGGTCTTTGGGTAAATCGTAAGTCTCTTTTTGGTGGCATACCCATATTAGTGGGTTTAGGTATTAACTCGTTTCTTGTCTGTCTAGGATCTACAGGTATTGCTCTTCTAGGTCCTCCGTATTCTCCTCCGCCTGGTGGTAGATCTGGTGGAAGTGTACGATTTCTACCTCCGGTTAAACCCTCTAACTGTTCTTTAGAAGGTAGTGCTTTAGATGGATTTAGTGGACGTATTATACCTGTTGCAGGCATACCTATCCCTAGTTCCTTTCCGGCTTTATGTATACCTTTAAGTGTAGATGGACGCTTAGGAGAAGGACCAGCAGCAGCAGCATCTAACATTGCTTGTTCTGCAGCTTGTATTTTAGCTCTTTCTTCTATTTGGTCATCAATCATTAATTTTATTTCATCTAAAAGAACTTGTAGGTTAGAACTAAATGATGATGGACCTCTTAGTTGTTGTATATCATCTATAGTAGCAATTGCAAAGTTTTTAGGTGCTAATGGAGGGGAGAAAGGGTCTTTAACAATTCTTAACTCATATCCTTTATATGAATATTCTGGGTCTGTTTCAGAAGGTTTATCTGTTTTTGTTTGGAGTCCTTTACTCAATGATTCTAATCCTTCTTTTAAGTCGGTTAGTTCTGCAGTGGTTAGTCCTAATCCCTCTATTACATCACCTTGTCCAGAATCTATACCGGTTGATACAGATAGTTTATCGTTCATTTGTCTTAGAGCATTATCTAACTCTGCTAACGCTTTAGCTCTACCAGACAAACCTCCTTGTTTGAATGTATCTAATTCTACAATGTATATATCGTAATCATTATCTACTATACCGTCGTTAGCGTTAACTAACGTAGAGTCTGTTTCATCTAATGTTAGGTCTCTATCTCTATTAATAACAGCTATTTTATTTGCGTCAACTCCTTTAGATATTCTTACTGCAGATGGTATTTGTATAGCATCTGAATCAGATTTAGGAAGGTTAAGTCTTCTTTTAAGGTCCTCTACTGAATCAGCAGATCCTTTAACTGGTGTTAGTATACCTTTAGATTTAAGTATAGTTTCAACTTGCTTCTTTGCTGAGTCTGTATTGCCTTTTGCTAGTACTTTTTGACCTAAAGTAGAAGTAATATATTCTCCATCTGCATCTAACATACCAAGCATACCCGCTTGTTTTTTAGTTAAAGACTTCTTAAGTTGATTTTCTATCTGACATGCTTTTATTGGAGCATCTAAATCTTTTACTCTAGCACCAATTCCACCTATAGCTGCATCAGCTCCTTTTAAGCATAATTGAATTGCTATGGCGGATATTTTCATTGCAGCAGCGAATTCTTTAAGTATGTTTAAAGTATCAGCAAACTTCGTTGTTGTATTAACTGGTAGTCCTATTAGAAGTCCACCGGCAGGTCCTGGAGGTATACCAATAGCTTGAGGTAGTGGAATCATTAGTATTATCTCTATTGCTATTTCTAGAGCTGCTACAGGTCCTAGTATAGCTGGTGGTATTGCTTTAAATGCTCCTAAAGATGCGGCTAGGTTAGAAGATAAGCCTCCTAGGGCGGCTTGTTTAGCTGCTAGTTTAGCTACTCCTTTTTCATCAGGACAACCTCCTTTATTAAGTTGGTTGGTAGATTCTAGTACTGCTTTGTTTCCCTTAGCTATTACCACACCAATTGCTACCCCTACTAGGGTACCTATTACGGCGTGGAGTTTCGGTGGTTTTATTCTTTCAAATGGCATACTATTCTGTAAATACTTTTTCGGAGTCTAAATCATCAATTGCTTTCTTTATCGAGGATAAAGGAGATGACATAGATGCTCCGTGTGATTTAATTTGTGCTAACCCTCCGGCAGATGATCCTGCAGGTACTACTCCTGCTAGTGCTGTACCGAGTCTTTTTAGTTCGTCAAGTAGTTGTCTCATCCAATCTTGAGTAGTAGCTCCTAATAGTACTGGTTCTCTTTCTCCGAATGCTTCTGTACCTAAATATACTTTAGTAGCGTCTACTGCTACGTAATCGTCTCCATCAAAGCTTACACGTTTAGCGTTACCTCCAATTGCATCGGTTGCAGAGAATAGTATGCTTTCTTCTTTAGCATTAAAGTATAATCTACCTGAGTTGATTAGTACCTGGCTTCCTTTGTATGTGTCTGCCATATCAGGTTCTCCGTCCCAAGCATCTCTTTTTTCATGAGCTTGAGTTAAAGGAACTGTATGATCTGCAACTAAATATATAGAGGCAGGATCGTCATCAATGACTTCTACTATCGGAGCATCAGGAGTAGCTCCCTCTTTTCCGTTACTTATAATAGTTATTGGCTTTTGATCATCATTCGGTACTTCTACTAAACTATGATCTACTCCAGTAAACCTTATTGTCTGCCCTTGTCTACCTTCTATAGTAATATCACCATGGAAAGGCTGTAGGGGTGCTACGGTTGATTTTTCTTCGAATTCATATCCTAATTCAGCTGCGCCTGGATTCTGTGAGGCGTCTGGGAATGGGTTTGCTTCAGGATTATTCCACATTGCTAGTGGAGTTGTGTAGTATATTTTAGTTGCTCTTTCATCTCCTCCGTCTCTTAATAGGTCCGGTAGGGTGTAGAGCATTACTATTTCGTTAAGTAATGGGTATATTTTAAAGTTAGTGCTTAAAGGAAAAGCTGTGTCTAACTCTAATGGATCTTCTTCACTTTGATCTTCACCTATGAGTCTAAACTTAATAGCTCCTAATGCTTCCATTTCTCCTTGATCAGTCCATTCGGGGTGGGTATCGTCTAGTATTATATCTACAACTCTAGCAGGGATAGCTGTAATAACAGTATCCTGTAGATCTGGTTGTTGTAGTAACTTATCCGCTAACCCTCCAATTCCGTAAGCCATTTATTCTTCTTTTTCTTCCTTAACGTTCTCTACTTCTTCTATTATATCCTCAGTTGTTTCTAGCAATTGTGCTAGCTCCTCAGGACTAAACATAGCGTCTGCACTTTCACCTTTCATACTGTTAGCTTCTATTCGTTGAATAATAGCAGCAAGCTTTAATAAGGCGTCATCGTTTTTAACTCCGATGTCCATGTACTCTTTAATCATAGGTACTACTAACGTAGCGTCTCCTATATTCTCTATAAGAGGTTTTAATTCTCCTATTAGACCTTTAACTTGAGTTCTGGTAGTAGTTGAGTTACTATGTATTTCAGAAAATAGATCAGCAAGGGTCTTACCGTTAAATATTTCTTTTTCTAGTGACATAATTTAATTAGTTTCTTATAAATATCCCTATTTAAAACTATTATCAAAATACCCTATATCGTAATACCTTTGGTACTTATTATAAAACAACTCTTTTAACTTTGATATTACTCTAGTTAAATGTGGAGTTTCACAATCTGTCATCTCTCTTATATAAATGTATAGAGCTTTTTTCTTAAATATCTCTAAATCGTTTCTTGTCTTAAAAATTGTAAGTACTGCATCGGCTATCTTTTTTTCAACTTCTTTAGGGAAGTTATCATCTATAGCATCGTACATCTCTCCTACCCATGTATCTAAGAATGAAGCTAGGGTAAGTTTACTGTGCTCTGTGGTTGGTTCGCCTGGGTTATAAGAGTCGTCCATATCATTGAAAGATCCTATTTGTTTAAGCTTCTTATAGTTTTTATTGTTGTAATTAATTAACCACCTCTTAACGATGGTTCCGAAGTATGAATATGCTTTAGCTCCATTATCTGGATCGAACTTCATTATCTTCTCTTCTAATAAAACAGTCACTACTTCATGCTTTAAGTCTTCTATTCTCTCTACATCAGTGTAGTAGAATTTAAAAGTATGTATTATATTTTCTGCTAGCTTATAGAATGGTAAGTAAATATGATCGGTAAAGATCTTAGCTCTATAAATGTCGTCTGTGGATGTGTTGTATCTTTTTATATAATCTTCTGTCTCTGAAGTAAAGTAGTTATTCTTGGATTTCTTTCTTGCCATAATTTTTAGGTAACATATATCGGTCTAACTCAGACTGTACTATTTTTAGTTGTTCGAAGTAATAACCGACCTCATCGTCTGACTTAAATGTTCCTTTAGTGTCAATTTCATCGAGGTGCTTTTTTCCTTCTGTAATGGCTTGGGATATAGTTTGGAGATAAGAAACTTGATCTTGTGTTACCTCTTCGTACTTCTCCACCTTCAACATTAGGTTTCTTATAATATAAGCACTTAAGGACAGAAAGGCAACTAAAACTCCGGAAATTATTGTTAGTGTATTCATATTATATGTTTTTAATTAAATTAGATAACCCTTCAGAAGCTTTTACTGGTCTTCCTGTAGTTGATTTTGATGTTGTAACTTTAGGTTTAGATTCTCCTCCTTGTTTCTTCCATAAGTCGTATTCTACTTTAGATGCTAAGAAGTCACCTGTATGTAGTACTGAAATTAAAGCAGTCTTTTGTCTAGATGATTCTACGTTACTAAAGAAGTAAGCTTCGTTAGCTTTATCAAATACTCCATCATGACATCTAATACCTAAGAATTCTTTCTGGTCTACCTGTATACCGAACTTCTGGAGAATGAATAAAGATCTGTCTGGTATAAGCATAAAATCTAATTCTGGGTTATACGTATACATTTCTGAAAGTTTATCTTGTCTCCATTTATCAGTCTGGGGTATATAGTTTGGTTTTTCACCATCACCCAGCTTACCTAGGTCATGAAATAAGGCTGCAAAAACTAACTGCTCATCAGTATAGTCAATAGTACCTCCCATTTCTTTATATAAATTAGATTGCTTAACAGTGTATTGTACTACTCTATTTACATGATCAACATATCCTCCTGCAAAAGCATTATGATACCAAGTTTTACCGCTTGCAGGCGCCATACAATAGATATCGGACATAGCATTAAGCATATCGAGTACTTTTTGTTTACGTTCACCGGTAATATAATGGTTTACAATTTTAATGTGTTTATCCCAATTGGATTGTATCTGTTCTGCATTTAACATAGGTAACCTTTTTAAATTATTATTATTATGAATTATTTACTTAATTATATTGTTATTATTAAATTAAAATATTATATTGTTATTAAATGAATTATAAATTAATTATATATATTATATATTAAAATCTTATTATATATCGAAGGTATTAAAAAAAATTCGGAATAGCAACTATTCTACAATAAATTTTTCAACATAATGGTCTTTTTCTAATATATCTCCTATATCCC